TGCTGAGGGCAATCCCAATCTCGAGGAGATTGTCAAGATTGCCAGCCAACTTCCTGAGGCACTGAAAAAGTTGCCAATGGACAAGCTCACAGAGATCATGCCGACTCTGCAAGAGATTGTGAGCTTTGCCGCTTCAGCTGAAGTCCCAGCAGAAGAAGCTCCTGCCGAGGAAGCTCCTGCAGAAGAAATGCCAGCGGATGACGAGGCTCCAGCAGAAGAAGCACCTGCCGAGGAGATGGAAGATGAGGAGGACAAAGGCGAAAAGACTCCCATCACCGACTCTGACGAATTCAAGGATGCCTTGAAAGCTTCCATGGCTCGTCATGCGTCTGCCATCGACAAGGCCAAAGGCTTTCTGGATGCGGATTATGTTTTCGCTGACAAGGCAACCGAGCAGATCATGCGTGATGCTCTGGCTGTAGAGCATGGTGAGCAGAAGTTTGAAGATGCCGAGCTTGATGTGGCCTTCAAGATGCTGGCAAAAACCGATAGCAAGACCAAGAATTTTGGCGACTCCCAGGATGATGCTTGGGACCAACTCAAAGATAAGGAGCTGTAAGCATGGCATTCTCAACTGGTTATCTGGGGGATCCCCAGCAGGTAGGTGGTGGTGAGCGTTTCGGCTCTACCAATATCGTTCTGGCTGCACGAACTTTCGAGGACAGCTTGAAGGTCGGGCGTTTTGCGAAACTGGACACTGGCTCGCTGGATAACATCGATGGATCGGTCACTCCGGTTCTGGCTGGTGTCGTCCTTCGGAATGCTGCCAATCCTGTCGAAGATGGCGCTGTGATTGATGCTGATCTTTACGATCAGGTTGAGTACCAGCGGCAAGGTCTCGTTTCTGTTGATGTCGCTGCTGCTGCGACTCCTGCACAGTTCGGCACTGTGTTTGTCTCGAACCAAGGCGATGCCAATGATGGCTTGGCTTTGAGTGCTGCTGCTGCTGGCGATGTGACTGCCGATGCAGAATTCATCGAAGAACTTGCCACCAATGTGTGGCTCATCCGTCTCAAGTAAGGAGGAAAGAATGAAGATCTCACAAGTGTATTGTCTGGACTCCTTCAAGGCGATGAAGGATTCTGCTGAAAAGGCTGGTTTCAAGGATTCGTTTGCTGGCAATGTCCTGGCGCGGAATCTGACTGCCATCGATCCGCAGCTGTTCGAGAAGAAGTATCCTGAGCTGGCTCTGGTCAACTCTGGTATTCCTGCCGACAACAGCGGTGGTTATGCTCGTCGCATCCAATCGCTGCGTGTCCAGGATCTGGGTGAGTTCGCTACTGCTGGCGATGCCTCTGGCAACAAGGGCAAGATCTCGCTGGCTGGCGAAGACAGCTTCTTGAATGTCATCGTTCGCGAAGCCCATTCGATCTGGAATGATGATGAGATCAAGGAAGCAGAGTTGGGCAACATCAACTTGCCTTCTCGCTACATCCAGGCCCACAACAAGATCTATCTGCGCGAAGTTGATCAGATCGGCTTGATCGGCGAGACTGGCTCTGGCAAAGAAGGTCTGCTGAACTTCTCTGGCTTCGTCTCTGGCGCTGCTGCTGGTGCCATCGGCACTCTTAATGCTCAGCAGATGTATGATGAGATTGCAACTCTGCTCACTGATCAGTGGAATGCCGTCAACAACACTCCAGAGTACAAGGCCAATCGGGTTGTAATGCCTGTTGATGTCATGAACACTCTGAGCATCACAATCCTGAACAGCGCCGGATCCGAGATGTCGGTCATGCGTGCTCTGACTGCCAACTTCCCTGGAGTCGAGTTCACCACCTCTTTCCGGGCTGGTGATGTTGGTGGCGCTTCCGCAACCTGCGCATACAGCAACAATGATGAAGTCATGAAGATGCGCATCCCTGTTCCTCTGACTGTCGGCGAGATCATCAAGGTTGGATCCTTCGACTTCAAGGTCGATTCCAAATACCGGATTGCTGGCTTGGACATTCTCGAGTCCACTGGTGGCCGTCTGCTGACTGGCCTCTAGAAAGGAGCTGTCATGAGCAATCTTAAAGAGCAGCTGCTCGGTGTCTTCCCTGAGATGGACCAAGAGGATGCCGATCAGTTCACCAACTCTGGGAAGCCAGAGATCAAGTGGCTGAAAGACAAGTTTGAGCTTGATAGCTTGTCTGCTGCTGAGCGTGATGAGGCTTGGGCTGAGTACCAAGCGAGCCTTGTGGATCCTCCGGAAGACGAAGTTCCGGAAGAGCCAATCAAGGCTGTTCGCAGCACCCGCAAAGGCATCATGAACATTCGCGGATTCATCGTCAAGCCAGGAAAGCAAGCCACCGAACTTGACGAAGCAACTCTGTCCAATCCTGACCGCATGAAGCGGATCCGGAGAGCAATTGAAACTAAGCAACTAATCGAGGTTTGATATGGCACTGATCGACGACTTTAAAGCTCGTTTCCCTGAGTTTGACGATGCTGTCGTCGATCAGTATTTGCCAATCCTTGAGCCTCTGTGGCCTTGCTATTATGGTGGGGACTACACAGTTGCCTGTGATAAAGAAGCGATCCTGAACCTCATTGCGCACCTCACGCTCCTTGAGGTTCAGGCCTCTTCCTCTTCTCCTCAATCCGTTGCATCCCAATCTGTTGGGGATGTGTCCCAATCATTCGTCGCCAAGGATAGCTCTGGGTTCGACAATGACTTCTTTGCATCAACAAAGTATGGCGCAAGATTCTTGTATCTGACAGCAAGCAACATCGGAGGAGTCTTTGTATGATTCCAGAGGATGTCCTCAAGCTGATGCAGAATTATGAGAAGGGCTTGAAGTCTCTCGCCTCTGGCGCTTATGTTGCTGTTGGTCTGCCAAAGGAATCTGCCAGCCGAGCGATTTATGAAGGTGGCGAGAGTGTGATCGAGATTGGTGCCACTCACGAGTTTGGCACTCGTCAGACTCCTCAACGCTCATTCCTTCGCGTGCCTTTTTCAATCAAGCAAGGCGAGATTGTCAAGATCCAAGACTCACAGCACAAGGCGATCTTCGAAAAGGGCAAGAGCATATCAGATGCTCTTTCCGTCATCGGCATAAAGGCTTCCAATATCAGTCGTGGCGCATTCACCAGTCGTGGATATGGATCTTGGTCTGACATCTCCAGCTTCACGAAAGAAACGAAAGGATCTAGCCAGATCCTGATCGATACCGGCACTTTGCGCAACTCTATCACTCATGAGGTTCGTGATGCTTCCTGATATGTCTGGCACCTTGCTGGCTTGGCAACAGCCAGTGAAAAGGAAGATCGCAACAACCACAACTGTTGATTTTGTGAAGCAGACTGTATTGAGCGAAAGCCCGATTGAAGGTGTTGTCCAAGTTGCTGACAAGGAGAAGTTGAATCCTGATATTGTCGATTGGTCTCTTGAGTACATCCTTTTGCACACCAACTCTGCAATCGATGTTGGCCAGTTCATCGAGCACAAGACGAAGAATTTCAAGATCATTGATCTCGGAGACTACATTGATTACGGGTACTATCGTGCTGTCTGTGAAGAAGTGAAAGGATCCTTGTCATGAATCAGGGCTTGACGCTTCTTGGGCAATTTGTTCGCGATCTCCTTGCACAACCAGAAAGTGATGTGGTTCAGATTGGTCGTGAGAATTTCCGCAGAGATGACTTTCTTGCATTGCAGATCGTCATAGACTCTATCGGTGCATCCACGATGGTTGGATCTTCAGAAGACTATGACAGCACCAATGAGGTCATGAAATATTCTCAGGTGTGGAAGATGCCTTGCATTGTCAACTTCTATGGAACAAGCTCTTTCCAAGAGGCTGTCAAGTTTAGTGCTCTGGTCCAGTCGCAAGCTGGATACGAGCTGCAAAGAGATGCTGGACTTTCTGTATTTGAAGTTGGCGCTCTGAATGATCTCAGATTCCTTTCTGGTGAGCAGTATTCGGAGAGGTATGAGCTTGAATTGAACATTCGCTTTACTATTGCTGAAGATGTTAGTACACTACGAATTGACGAAGCACAAGTGGATGACATCCTTGTGGACTAAGGAGCTTTAACATGGCCGATATCTCAAATGTGATTAATGTTTCTCTCTTGGCAGAAGGGCGCACAGCCAGCCGAGACAATCTCAACAATGTGATGCTCATCACTTCTGAAGTTGGTGTGCTTTCGACTGCTGAGCGATATCGGATCTACACTGCCATTGGCGATGTTGCATCTGACTTTGGAACAGAGTCTCAGGCATATGACTTTGCCCAGGCATTCTTCGGCACCAGCCCTAATTCTGTGAATGCTGGTGGTGCCTTGTACATTGGATTCTGGCGAGCTGTTCAAGAAGATGTTGCAGCAAGTGCTGCTGTCCTATCTGGTGCCGAGCTTTCTGAAGCAGTCACAATCGGTCTTGTACAGAACATCTCTGACGGAACCATGGACATTGATGTCGATGGTGTGACCGAGAGCCTTGCTGGACTTGACTTCCGGACATCAACCACTCTGGAAGACGTCGTCACCGAGCTTAATGCTGCACTCGCTGGTGCGACTGCCAGCCTGAGCGATACCCAGATCCTGATCACCTCTGACACCACTGGTGTCCTGTCTCTTATCACTCTGGCAACTGACCCTGCTGCTGGGACTTTCGTTGGATCCATCCTCGGACTTGCTGCTGGCACAGGTGCAGTTGCAACTCAAGGTGCTGATGCAAGTGTGATCGCACTTGAGACCAAGGAAGCAGCGATTGCTGAGCTCAAGGCCCAGACCAACATGTATGGCGCGATGTTCATTGATGAGCCGACATCGGTCGAGGCCAAGGATCTCGCTGAGTGGGCACAGGCCAATGACACTCTGGTTTATGATGTCTTTGATACTGCTGCGAATCTTGAGATCGACCCTACCAATGTTGTGTGGGACATCAAGCTCAGCTCTCTGACCAACTACCGGATGCTGTACAGTGCTGCTGGCAACCGGAAGTTTGCTGCTGCATATATGGCTCGCACTCACACTGTCAATTTCAATGCCGAAAATTCAGCCCTGACCATGCACTTGAAAGAATTGCCTGTCACTGCTGAAGAGTACAGCCAGACTGATATCACCAAGGCCAAGAATGTTGGTCTGGATATCTACACCACAATCAAGCAAACTCCGGTGATCTTGACGAGCGGAGCAAATGACTTCACTGATAATCGGTATAACTTGATCGGCTATCAGGATGCTATCGAGACAGATCTATTCAACCTGTTGAAGCTGACCAGCACCAAGATCCCGCAAACCACTCGCGGAGTCAACCAGCTGATTGATCAGTGCGAGAAGATCACTCGCGGATTCGTCCGAGCTGGCGTTTTCGCTCCTGGCACTTGGAGCAGCCCTGACTACTTTGGCGACAAGGACACTTTCGATCGGAACATCCTTGAGGCTGGATTCTACTTCTTGGCTGGACGATTGAGCGACCAACCACAGGCTGATCGCCAAGCTCGCAAGTCTCCTGTCATCCAGGGCGCTGTCAAGAATGCTGGTGCGATCCACTCTGCTGATATTATCATCAACTTTAACGCATAAGGAGCTGACAAATGGCAGTTATCACTTTTGCTGCGGATAGCACGACTCTGGTTCTGAATGGCTATGCATTCAATTCCTTCGTGTCCGGAGATATTCTGGAGCTGGCTCCTGTCAACGACCTGACCAGCCATGTCAATTCGAGTGCTGGCGGAGTCAACATCCAGAAGCGTTCTGATGGCGATGTTCACGACCTGACGATCCGTGTCCAGCGGTATTCTGATGACGACACCTTTCTCAATTCAGAGATGAACCAAGAGCAGCCAACCTTGTTCAGCGGATCTCTGAAAGAGAACTTCGTCAAGGATGGTGCCGATGGAGTTGAGAGTTGGTTGATGGAGAATGGCTCTCTGACTACCAGACCAACTGCCACCAAGAATGATCAGGATGGCAATGCTCTTATGGAATACGTCATTCGATTCCGCAGCGCTTCCAGGAGCTTGTAATGTCTGATCAGGATAAGAAGGCCAAAGCTCTTGAGATGATCAAGGCTGTTGTCGATGATGGTTGTGCTGAGATCAATGGCAGAGAGTACAAGTTCTCTCGCACTGTCCACAAGAAGCGTCGGAAAGTATTTGCTTTCTATACCAAGGTTGCCAGCCAGATTGAGTCTGGCAACTTCGGATTCCTTGATAGCGATGAGTGGGATTCCATTGAGTCTTTGATCGCAGACATCGTTCTCTTTGACGGAATGCAATTGAGCAAGCAAGAGGATCACTGGGAGAAATATCCAGAGGACTACATGTCGTTCATCGGCACAGTCCTTCCGGTTATCAGCTTCCCTTTTTTCGGCGCAAGCGGTGGCAATTAAATATCCCAACTCCTGGGGCTGGCAAGGACTACATCAGAGAGACCAATCTTGACGATGACTCCTTGACCATCTTCACTCTTTCCAGAAAGGGATATGGATCTGTAATTGAGCTTCTCAAACTTGACACTGACGACTTATTCGATCTGGTTGAGTTTGAGAAGATTGCCACCGCTATAGAGTCGCATGAGGTGAATGATGGCCGTTGTTAATGAGCTGATCACTAAGTTTTCATACCAAGGATCAACGGCACCTATCAAGGATTTCAACACAGGTCTCGCTGGATCCATCAAGCTGCTTGGGGTGATTGGCACAGCATCTATTGCTGCAAGTGCCGCCATCGCCAAGTTTGCCCAATCAACGCTTTCCTCTTTAGATCCACTCATACAACTTTCTCGACGAACAAGAGTGGCTGTCGGAGATCTTCAAGAGCTTGGCTTCGTTGCCAGTGTCACAGGCTCTGATGCCAGATCTCTAGAATCATCCATAGAAGGCTTGGCTGATAAGATTGGCGAGGCTGCTCAGCGTGGGAGCGAAGACTTCTCTCGCCTTGGCATCTCTGTGCGCGACATGAACGGGCAAGTCAAGTCTGCCGATTCTGTTTTGCTAGAAGTTGGCAAGCGGTTCAGAGAGCTTAATCTGTCTGCAGAAGAGCAACAGAACTTTGCTCAGAAGCTTGGCATCGACAGAAGCCTTGTCCAGCTGCTTCGCCTTTCTGGCAGCGAGATGGATCGGCTCAGAGGCAAGGCGAGATCTCTCGGGATCATCACCAAGCAAGATGCTGATGCTGCTGCATCATTCAATGATTCCCTGACCACCCTCCGATTCGGGCTGGCAGCAATCAAGAACAACCTCGCGATCGGGCTGGCACCCTGATCGTGACTGGGAAAC